TGGCAGCGTCCGTGATGACGAGTCCGGCAGGATTCCCGGTTTCGCCAACGCGTGGGTTGTAGTAACAGGCGCTGGCGAAGGGGCAGTAATCAACTGGCAGGACTGCGATGTTTGCGTCCCATGGCAGACCGTCTGCTGCGGCTGTAGTGGGGGCGGTGATCGTGGCCTGCTGGTTGATCGTGTAGATGACTGTCGGCTCGGTTGTTGCGTCCGGGTACCCTTGGAAACTTGGCAATTCGTAGTCGTGGAATGGATCGACGGCGCGTTTGAGCCAATCGCACCCTGGCTTTGAGAGCTGTTCGGCTTCGCACAGGGCGTCGAATGGGTCGGCTGCGTTTTCGATTTTCTTGAGCATATTTTGCTCGTATCGGCCGGGATCACTTCAGGTCCCGGGCTATCTCTCTGAGATGCTTGCCCCTCAGTGCTGGGGATGGGAACGTATTTGTCCCCTTCCATGACCCAGAGGCCAGGCACTTTGGGTTCCCGACGGGGTAACTGTAGCATCGGCAAGTCGTCAACAGCCTCGAGCAAAGTCTTGTACTTGCCCAAGTCCGCTAACTTCCGTACTAGTCCGAGCCGCGCTTCAAATTCGGAAAGGTCGATCGCAGTCAAGCCGGTGGCCTGTAGGACGACCTTGTTTGCAAGTTCGCGCGGCGGGGTGTGCCAGTTCTCCGTGGAAAAGTTCGCTTGCACCCAAGACGCTTGTTCAGTGTCCTGGGTGCGCACAGCGGTCAGCCCAAAATGGTGACACAGCAGAATGGCTGTGGAGCACCAAGGGCCGACGAGAGGAGTGAGGTCGTCGGTGACGAGGCGGCCGCTACACTTCAGGAACCAAGCCTCTTCCCATGTGTGGCTGAGATTCGACACCGCGCCTAAGTTGTAAAGGGCGCGGGTGACGTCACACATTGAAGGGGTGTGGCCGGTAGGCGTGCGGGCGTCTAGAAACCAGTAACGGCCGAGGAAAATTGGAGTGCGAGTCTCGAGTAACTTCAGGGTGACACCCAGGGAGTTGACTGCGGAGACGTACTCGGTTATCTTGTCCTTCGGCACGTATGAGAGTCCATCGTCGCCGAGGTAACGATTGAACTGGGTGGCGACCTCAAAAGCCATGTCGTGTGTTTCACCAATCGCAACTAGGCCGTAGTATGCCAGGAAAGCGTTGTGAATGGTGTTCCGCCACGTCGTGAAGGCCGAACCGGAAAGGTTCATGCAATCGACCTTCAACTTCGTGTGCTCTGAGACTAGCACCACATCCATCTCCGCTGCCAGCAAAGCTTTGAGGTCGCTGTGTTCTGGCGACCCAGGCTTGAAGAAGGCGAGCAGAAACGAATTGGATACATTAGTGCAAAGAGCACGACTGGCGGTGGCGTCGAATTTCGAGAAATCCGTCTCACACGTGACGAATCTTTCGCGAATGAGGGGCGAATTCGCGGATTGGTACTCGTCAAATGGCTGAATCCTCAGAGCGAGCTCCTCGGGCCCGTAACCGCACACAAAGCACGGTAGGTCGAGCGTTTTGAGCTGCTCCACTACTGGATTGACGAAGGAGGACAAGAAGGTGTTGTGCGCTGGATCGACGTTGCAAATCACCCGGCATGGTGCCCCGGGTGCGGCGGTCTCGCGCTTGAGCATGATCTTAACCGGGAGTTTCTCTGTCGGGTCTACGGTTTTCCCGCCGGCGTCTAGGCACCGTTGGCGTGACCTTATGGTGGAACGGGCTTGCGCCACCTCTGGGAACTCGTGGGGTTGAAGATACTCAGTAACCTTGAATGCCTCCTTGAACTTTACGGAGAGAGCGAACGCTGTCTTGTCG